TCTGAACGGAACCCCCATCGAACCCACCTCTGAGCACAAAGGCGAAGCTCGAGAGTTGATGGAAAAGGTCATTGCAAACAAGACAGACCCTGCGTTAGCTAACTACCCCAACGAAACCATCGCATACCTTGCCGGTATGGTGGCTGAGTACGACCATATGATCGTGCGAGAGCTGGCCGACTTAAAAGTTTATGTTGTAAATAGGCTCGTTGCCGAAACAGCCAACCCAAATAGTACCGTCAGGCTTGGAGCAATCAAGGCTTTGGGTGATGTTGACGGTGTTGACGCATTTAAGAAGCGTTCAGAGGTGACTCATAAGCAAGCATCCCTTGAAGAAGTGGAAAAAGAGCTGCTTGAGACGCTGGATAAGTTGGAAAAACGTACGATTGACGTGCAGACTAGGGTAATTAGCAGTGAAGATCACGCCTGAACAGCTAAAAGCCATCAAAGATGCGCTCCCAACGATGCCGTTGGAGCAGAAAATGCATACTTTGGAGCTTTTGAAGACGTACGACAGCGGTTCTGTGCAGCAAGTGGGTAAAGATGACTTCTTAACCTACATCAACCACGTATATCCGGGCTATAAAGTGGGTCCACACCACAGAAGACTGGCCAAAATCTTCGAAGATATAGCCAATGGTAAGAAAAGACGGGTTATTGTGAACATTGCCCCCCGTCACGGTAAGTCAGAGATGATTTCTTACCTTGCGCCGGCATGGTTTCTAGGTAAATACCCTCATAAAAAGGTCATTATGGCCTCTCACACGGCTGATTTGGCCGTGAATTTTGGCCGTAGAGTGCGAAATTTAGTGGGTTCTGATGCCTATAAAGACATCTTTCCGCAGGTCGAATTGCAGGCGGATTCGAAGTCGGCATCACGTTGGGGTACTAATTTCCAAGGGGAATACTTTGCAATTGGTGTGGGCGGCGCTCTTGCAGGTCGCGGGGCTGATTTGTTTATTATTGACGATCCCCACTCTGAACAGGAAGCAAAAACTGGCCGTCCTGACGTGTTTCTGCCTGCTTGGGAGTGGTTTCAGTCTGGTCCTCTACAGCGACTTATGCCGGGTGGTTCCATCATTATTGTGATGACACGGTGGTCAAAGCTTGACTTGACCGGCATGATCGTGAACCAGATGGGCAAAGAGGAAGATGTGGATCAGTGGGAGATCGTAGAGTTCCCTGCGATCCTCAACGACAAACCGCTTTGGAGTGAGTTTTGGTCGTTAGAAGAACTACTGGGTAAAAAAGCAGGTATGGACCCCCGTTACTGGCAGGCCCAGTACATGCAGAACCCTGTGTCTGAAGAGGGTGCGCTGCTAAAACGGGAGTGGTGGCAGATATGGGAGAAGGACGATCCTCCCTCGTGTGAGTTCACTATTATGTCGCTTGACGCGGCTCAAGAAGCTAACAACAGGTCTGACTTTAACGCCCTGACGACGTGGGGTGTGTTCTTCAACGAAGAGACAAACAACTACAACATCATCTTACTCAATGCGATCAAGAAGCGTATGGAGTTTCCTGATTTGAAAAAGATGGTGCTTGAAGAATACAAAGAGTGGGAGCCAGATGCGTTCATCGTTGAGAAGAAATCCAACGGTTCGGCGCTTTACCAAGAGCTCAGGCGCATGGGAATTCCTGTGGGGGAGTTTACTCCGGGCAAAGGACAAGACAAAATATCGCGTGTGAACGCTGTTTCGGATTTGTTATCTTCTGGGATAGTATGGGCACCGGACAGAAGATGGGCTAAAGAAGTTATTGAAGAATGCAACGACTTCCCCAGTGGCACGAACGATGACCTTGTTGACTCTACAACGCAAGCGTTGATGCGGTTTAGACAAGGGGGCTTCATAAGACTGCCATCGGATGAACCCGAAGAGCAAAGATATTTCCGTCGTAAAGTTGCGGCGTACTACTAAGGATTGATATGGCTACGAATATGTTCCCCTCATTGTCACAGGCTCCACTGGGCTTGGACGCATTGGCTGCTGAAGAAGGGCCTGATGTTGAGATCGAGATTGTGAACCCAGAGGGTTTGAGTATTGGCATGGACGGCATGGTCATTGACCTGTTGCCTGAAGATGTAAGTGAGGTTGAGTTCGATGCCAACCTTGCAGAAGAGATGGATGAGGGCGCACTGGCTAAAGTAGCGAGTGAAATCATTGAGATGGTGGATGCCGACATCAACAGTCGTAAAGACTGGACAGAGATGTATGTGCGTGGCCTTGAAGTTTTGGGGATGAAGTATGAAGAGCGTACTGAGCCGTGGAATGGGGCGTGTGGTGTATTTTCAACTGTTCTTACCGAAGCCGCAGTGCGCTTCCAAAGCGAAACAATTATTGAAACCTTTCCGGCTCAAGGCCCAGTCAAGACGGAAATCATTGGTGCAATCGACAAGCTTAAGGAAGAAGCTGCGGAGCGCGTCCGTGATGATATGAACTATCAGCTCACTGAGGTGATGGCTGAGTATCGCCCTGAGCATGAGCGCATGTTGTACAACTTGGGTCTGGCAGGAGCCGCATTCAAGAAAGTTTATTTTGACCCTAACTTGGGTCGTCAAGTGGCGATGTTCATCCCCGCTGAAGACATCATCATTCCATACGGCGCGTCTAGTGCGAACACAGCAGAGCGTTTGACGCATGTGATGCGTAAGACGAAGAATGATCTGAAGAAGTTGCAGGTCAACGGCTTCTATGTCGACGAAGATTTGGGTGAGCCACAGTCTTTCCACACTGATGTGGAGAAGAAGAAAGCTGAAGACCAAGGTTACACACTGACAGATGACGATCGTTATCAGATTCTTGAAGTGCACATCGACTATGACCTGCCCGGTTATGAAGATGAAGAAGGTATTGCACGACCATACGTGATTACGATCGAGCGCGGCACGACTAAAGTGTTGGCCATCCGTCGCAACTGGAACGAAGACGACGAGAAGAAACTCAAGCGTCAGCACTTCGTGCAGTACACATATGTGCCCGGCTTCGGCGCATATGGTTTGGGTCTGATCCACTTGATCGGTGGCTACGCACGCGCAGGTACATCTATCATTCGTCAGTTGGTTGACGCTGGTACGTTGTCTAACTTGCCCGGTGGTTTGAAGACCCGAGGACTCCGCATCAAGGGAGACGATACTCCGATCGCTCCCGGTGAGTTCCGTGATGTGGACGTGCCAGCTGGTTCTGTGCGCGATAACATCATGGCCCTTCCGTACAAAGAGCCAAGTCAAGTTTTGGCGGGGTTGCTTGAGCGAATTACTGAAGAAGGCCGTCGCTTAGGTTCTATTGCTGATATGAACATCAGCGACATGAGCGCAAACGCACCTGTCGGTACAACTTTGGCGTTGCTTGAGCGCCAGTTGAAAACAATGTCAGCGGTGCAAGCTCGCGTGCACTACAGCATGAAGCAGGAGTTCAAACTTCTGCGTGACATCATTCGTGACCACAGCCCCGCTGAGTATTCATACGACCCAGTTGAAGGCAGCCGCATGGCCAAGCAGGGTGACTATGACTTGGTGTCTGTGATTCCTGTGTCTGACCCGAACAGTGCAACGATGGCTCAGCGGATCATGCAGTATCAGGCTGTGATTCAGTTGGCTCAAGGCGCTCCTCAGATTTACAACTTACCCGTCTTGCACCGTCAGATGATTGAAGTGCTTGGCATCAAGAATGCAGAGAAACTTGTGCCGATCGATGACGACCAGACTCCACGCGACCCCGTGTCGGAGAACATGTCGTTCCTCACTGGCCAGCCCACCAAGGCGTTTATCTACCAAGACCACGATGCTCACATCGCTGTTCACACCAGTATGTTGCAGGACCCGATGGTGATGGGTCAGCTTGGCCAGAACCCGATGGCTCAGCAGATTCAAGGCGCGATGATGGCTCACATTGCGCAACACGTCGCGTTCCAGTATCGCAACAAGTTGCAGGAACAGCTTGGCGCTACCCTACCCGCACCAGATGCGGCGTTGGATGAAAACGCTGAAGTGCAGATTTCTAAACTTGTGGCACAGGCCGCTACTCAGTTGCTCCAGATGGATAAGGCCAAGGTTGCTCAGCAGCAGGCGATGGCTCAGGCTCAAGACCCGATCGTTCAGATGCAGATACAAGAGTTGGCGATTAAGAAGCAGGACTCTGACATCAAGGCGCTCAAGGTCAAGGGTGACTTGCAGCTCAAGGCTGAGGAGTTGTCACTCAAGGCGCAAGAGAGTTCAGCGAAAATGGGTGAAGACCCAGCCATGGCAGCGATGCGTCTACAGCAGGAGATTGCTCAGGCTCAGGAATTACATGCTCTGGAGATTGCAGCGAAACAGATGGAGTTGCAGCAGGCGCAAGCCCAACAGCAGCAAGCTCTGATGATGCAGCAGCAGGCTCACGGCCAGAAGATGGCTCATGGTGGCCAAGTGCATGCACAGAAACTTTCTCACGCGGAAGAAGCTGCACGGCGAGCTGCGGAACAAACGAACAAACCTACAAAGAAGGATGAATGATGGCCAATCTGCTTGAAGTGTTAGACAGCAAGCTTGATGAACAAATCAAGCAGTTGGTTGATGTTGTAAGTGCTGGTGGAGCTAAATCCCACGAGCACTACAAAGAACTGTGCGGGACTATCCGAGGTCTGCAAACCGCACAGATGGAACTTGCTGACCTCGTGCGAAAAACTAAGGACTATGAAGATGACTGAATTCGATGTTAAAGCTGTCGACCTGAGCGGGCTGCTAAACGCCAATGCTGAGGAAAAAGCTAAACAAGTGCCTGATCCAGCGACATATCACTTGCTGTGTATGTTGCCCAAGGCAGAAGAAGAATTGAGCGAGTCTGGGATCGTTAAATCTGCGCAGATGATGTACAACGAGGAGCTTCTCTCCCCCGTGTTATTCGTTGCAAAGATTGGCCCCGATGCGTTCAAAGACGCGACCAGATTCCCTC